TTGATATTAATGATAATAAGGTTTCTGGATGGGAAATGTTCCAGCCAGTAGTATCATTAGATATTAATGAAACTTATGATAAAAGAGTTTATGAATTTCTACAAGATCATCCTTTAATAAAAGGAAACTTTATAATTGAAGATTTAAGAGATAATGAGCAAAAGCAAGCAGAGATCGCTTTAAAAAGTGCTGAAGCTATTACCACTGCCTCTTCATTAAGTGATAAAGAAATGAGTGATGTATCTATTTTATTAGGACTTAATCCTAATTTAGATAGTTTAATGTTAAAAGCAAATATTATTCAATTTGCTAATAACTCTTCAGAGAAGTTTTTATCCTTATTAAATGATATGGATAAAGAACATAGAATATTTTTAAAGAAAGCATTAGAAAAGGGCGTGCTATCTAAACCTAATGGTGTTTGGAAACACGGAACTCTTAATGTTGGTTTAACTGATGATCAAGCAATTGTTTGGCTAAAAGATAATGCTGATGTATATGCATTACTTAAACATCAATTAAGAACTGGCAAAATAGAGAAAGTTGAAGAAATAATTGAAGAGGTTCCTGTAGTAAGTGAAACTATAGAACCAAGTTCAATATCTTCTTCAACAATGAAAGAATTAGAAAAGGATATAGAAAATAAATAATGACATTAGGCGCAGCAAGAAACTTATTAGATATTTTAGTAGATAAGGCAAACAATCCTTATTTTACAGTTGCTGAAAAAGATGAGTTTTTGCAATTAGCTATATCAGATTTTATAGAAAAGTATTATACAGTATATGATATTAATGAACAATCAAGAGCTGCTCTTAAGGGGCTTGTAACCTCTAAGGAACTTTCTTCTGGTAATGATACTATAAGTTTACCTGATGGTCATATTTATTCATTATCACTTTCAGTACAATATTGGCATCCTAATAGAATGGCTCAGGGTTCAACTGGTAGAAATAAAGAATTTAGTTTAGCAAAACAGGTTTCTGTTGCTCAATTTAGACATCAGGCCGATCCATTTAATAAACATAGTTATGATGATCCTGTTTATACATATATAGCTAGTACGGGTGGAAACAAGCAAATTCATATTTTACCTTCTGATAGTATACAAAATAAATTATTGTATTATATACAAAGGCCCACGCTTGCTGAAGTGTTTACTTCTAGTAATCCTATGATAGAGGAATTGTATCAGAATGAAATTGTTCAAGTTGCAGCAAGAAAGATGCTTGCAAATATTGAAAGCTCTAATTATGAAGTACAAAGTCAAGAAGCAGAATAAGTTGATGTATAAGATACTCTTTTGCTCCCTGCTGCAAGAATAGGTTGATACTAGAAATAGTTGATGCCTATTTTTGTTTTATACACTAAAATTAACTAATTTTGTAAAAAGTAAAAATTTCTTATGGCAACCTTAAATGAAATAGCTTATAATATTAAAAATCTTGCTTATGGGGGTAACGCACCAAAAGAAGTAAATATTAGTATAAAACAAATAAAACATTGGATTCATTATCATAGAGCAAAGCTTATAGCCGATAATATTGATAAAGGTATAATGTCTAATCATGTATTATGGCAAGAATTAAAACTTGATATTCATAATTATAATAATCCATCTGTAAGATTGTATGATCGTATGTGGGACATATATTGGAGTGAATTTAATCAGATGGGGTCTCCTGTTAGCGCTCCAACTACTGCTGATTTAGAGCCCAAATCTGGGCAAACACCCTATGATATAGATTTTTTAAAAAATTTACCTAAAACCACTGATGGAGATTTTAGTGGTTATTGGATAACTGGACCAAATACTATGAGTGGGATAAGTGATAGCGATAGATTAATGGGTAAAGAGAATAGAAATCAATATGGATTAACAACTCCTTCTTCTCAACTAAGAGGAGATTTTAGAAATGTAGGATCTTCAGAATTTATTATTCCAGAATTATTAATGTTAAAAAATCATGGTTCTATAAAAGATGTTTCTTTACGAAGAATGGTATATCATAGTGATGATCTTAATTACGGTGATATGGAACCTGATATAGATAATCAAAATGGACCACAACATGATTTTATACATCTTCCTATGAAAACTATTGATGAGTCTTCTTATTCAGATTTTAATAGATTTTCTAGTTCTAATAAGCCTCATGCCATTTTAAAAAGAACTAATACAACACAAAGATCAAGATTTACTACTACTTTTGCAGGTGCTGGTATTAATACTTGGTTGGATGATAGTTATATAGATGGATTTAATAATGGAAATGGTTATCTTGAAGCAAGTATTATTTCTGGTACTCTTGTATTAGGGTTAAATGGATTACAAGTTTCCCCTAGTTATTTTCTGGATAATGATATTCCTCCAGCAAATAAAATAAGATGGGCATATGATGGAAATCTTAGGGCTATTTTGTCTAATCCTACAGAAGGTACATCTTTTCGTAGATATGATTCTTCAACCGCAATTGCTCCAATTTTAGAAAGAAATACATTACATTTTAATAGGCATGCTGCAAGTTGGGATGATGATAAATCTCCTTATCCTATACCTACAGAATATATAAAAGATTTAATTGATAGAGTTATAGCTACAGAAGTTTCAATATCAACAAAAGTAATATCAGATGAATTAAGAGATAATGTAGATACAACAAAAGTAATGCAATATGGGGCTAAGGTACAAGGATAAATATGTCTTAGTAAAAGAAATTTATAGAAGTATTAAAGATAACTTTTATAAAAAAATAAGTTATTCTTTATTTTATAATATTGTAAAAAAATATTTTGAAATAATGATTAGAGATTTAGTTGATAGAAATAGAGAATTTTCTATACCTAATCAGATGGGATATGTTTATCTAGACGAAAAGCCTCATAAAAGAGCTTTTCATATTAGAACAGATATAATTGCATCTAAAATTAAAGGAAGGTTAGTTCAATATAAGGTTCCTATATTAGATGACTTTTATAAAAAAATAGTTTGGATGAGGCCAAACAAATATAAAAATTGTAAAATGTTACCTTTAGGGTATTCTAAAAAAATAATAAATAAAAATTAAAAATTATGGCAGATACGGATATTAATGCAGCCTCGCTCACAGTAACAATAACAGAAGCATTATCTGTGGGACATGATGTAACAGCAGATGCTAGAGATTTTGCGCAAACTATGACACATACATTTGCTTCTATCGCTAATGTTTCTAAACGTGTTTTAAAACTTGAAAATACAAACTTAACAGAAGTGGCTACATTTAGTACTGGAGAGGAAGTAGGAACTTTTAAAAGAGCTTCAGTAAAATATATTAGAGTAACTAATTTAGATGGAACAGATGCATTACAAGTTGGTTTAGATGATGAAGCTTCTGATGCTGCTTATACTTCACTTGCTCCAGCTTCTAGTATAATGTATACAGGAGTAGTGTGTGAAGGGGGTAATGGGGGTACAACATTAGATAATGCAACAGCATTAAAAGTAAAAGGAGTTGCTGGGCATCAATTAGAAGTGTTCATTGCTTCTGTATAAAATATAAATTATGCATACACATATAGATAGGGTATTTACTACAGTTAGCAGAAATCTTGGATTACAAGATTTTTCTAAGTATGTTGATAATTGGATTGAATGGGCTTATGAAGCTGAAAAATATATTGGAAGTGTGGACACTTTTGTTCAAAAAGAATCCACCTATACATCTTCTGGAGCAAATGCATCAGGTACAATTATATTTACAGCAAATCCAACATCTGGAGATTATATAGAACTTAATGGTGTTAGACTTTATTTTAAAGATTTTGCTACTACTGTTGGTGGTGGTAGATCTCCAAATGAATTAAAGATAAAATCTACCTTAGCTACTACACTAGATACCACTGCTAATAAAAATTATGGATTAATTCAAGCTTTATCAGGATATTCAACTGTTAGTACTATGACTGGTAAGCTTATGGATTCTGCTGTATTTAATTATCCTGAAGCTTTAAATGTAGCAGATTATTCTGTAGATACTACCACTTTAACTGTAACAGCAAAAGAAATAGGAGAACAAGGTAATGATTATACGCTTGCTACAGATAATGCAAATGCTGTTGTTAGTGGGCTAACATTAACAGGAGGAAAAGGAATATAT